CTTCGAAGTATAACGACAATATGCGTGGGTTTATTAGCAACTGCAACATCAACGTTGATAATCTACTCAATCAAGAAGTTGACACAAGCATTCTAAAAGATCTTGGCGTTACCGTAACGCCGAATAGTCAGTTGTTTCGCACTCAAGAGCAGGGTGTTCTACCTGAGATTATGGATAGCATGTACAAAGATCGTACACGCTATAAGAAGTTGGCACTTGAGGCAAAGAAGAAAATCGAAACTGTTCTTGAAGATAAGAATCAGGTTCATTATCTTGAGAAACAAGTTGCACGATATAACAATCTTCAGTTAGCAAAGAAGGTTACTCTAAACTCCGCTTACGGTGCATTGGGCAATCAATACTTCCGCTTTTTTGATATTCGTATCGCTGAAGGCATCACCACAGCAGGTCAGTTGTCTATTCGTTGGATTGAAAAGAAGATCAACGAGTACATGAACAAACTTCTCAAGACTGAAGGCGAGGATTATGTCATCGCCTCTGATACTGACTCAATTTATTTGAACATGGGTCCGCTGGTCAAAAAACTTTATCCTGATACTTCTGACACCAAGAAAGTGATCAAGTTCATGAATAAGGTTTGCGATGATAAGATTCAGCCGTTCATTGATTCGTCGTATGAAGAACTGAAAGAATATGTCAATGCATTCCAGCAACGCATGGAAATGAAGCGTGAGTCTTTGGCTGACAAAGCAATCTGGACTGCGAAGAAACGATATATTCTAAACGTGCATGATAGCGAAGGCGTTGCGTATGCCAAACCCAAACTCAAGATCATGGGTCTTGAGGCTGTCAAGTCTTCAACGCCATCTGCTTGTCGTGTGAAGATTAAGGAGGCAATCAGTATCATCATGACAAAGACTGAAGATGATCTGCATAAGTTCATCGAACAGTTTCGTCATGAATTCAAAACACTTCCTGTTGAAGACATCGCATTCCCAAGATCAGTCAATGGTCTGAAGGAATATGCTGATGCTGCAAACATCTTCAAGAAGGGAACGCCGATCCATGTCAAGGGTGCTTTGGTTTACAATCACTTGCTGCGTGAAATGAAACTCAACAAACGCTATCAAGAAATTCAAGAAGGTGAGAAGATCAAGTTCATCTATCTGAAACAGCCGAACATCTACAACAATAATACTCTTGCGTTCTTGTCAGGTATCCCGAAACAACTTGATGCCGAGCAATATATAGATTACGACCTTCAATTTGAAAAGTCATTCATTGAGCCTCTCGATATTATCCTTTCTGCGATAAATTGGCAAACTGAAAAGGTCGAATCTTTGGACTCGTTTTTCGGATAAAATAAATGGCTTTACTCGCACTCATTGCTGGCTTGTTGTTGTCAGGCACAGCTGCTTATTACTCAATCATTGGTTTGATTGCTATCTTTCCTGGTGCAATCTTTGCCATCTCTTTGATGGGTGCAAGCCTAGAGTTTGCCAAACTGGTGGCTGCTTCTTGGTTGTATCGTAATTGGGATATTGCTCCCAAAATAATCAAGGGATACTTTATCTTTGCAATCTTTATTTTGATGTTCATCACATCACTGGGAACTTTTGGCTATCTCTCGAAAGTTCACCTAGAGTCGTCTATTGGGGTGGCAGATAACTCTCTTGAGATTGCAAGAATTGAACAACAAATTGCGAGTCAGCAAAGACAAATTGATAATGCTCAGCGATCTTTAGATTCTTTAGATTCAGTTGTTGAGAAGTCTTTCCTAGATGGCGCCAGGGTCCGTACTCAACAGAAAGCAGAAAGAACTGCATTGAATACTGCAATTGAATCTTCAGATGCTAAGATTGACGAACTCACTGATCAACTCGTCCCCCTCCGCCGCTCTAATATAGAATCTGAAGCAAAGGTTGGTCCACTGAAGTATATTGCTGAATTGATTTATGGTAAAGAGGAAGCAGTAAATTATTTCGATAGTGCTGTAAGATTTGTGATAATACTCATTGTTCTTGTATTCGATCCGCTCGCAGTTCTGTTACTCATTGCAGCAAATATCTCGTATACAAATAAACCAAAAGAACCAATTCTTGACAAAAAGAAAAAGGTTGACAAAAAGGCTGGAATAAAGTACAATAGAGGTATAAAGGACAGCATCTATAATTTTATGATGCGTGATGATTTTGGTATTCAACACACAGATAAGGTGAATGAAAATGAGTCTACTCGAAAAACTGAAGAAAAATAGTACCATCAAGGACACTGCAATCCTTGCAAAGTCCAAGTTCTTTGCTGCAAAGGATATGATTCAGACGAGCATTCCTGTAGTGAATGTTGCTTTCTCTGGTGATCTGGACGGTGGTTTCACTCCAGGTCTAACAATGTGGGCTGGTCCGTCGAAGCACTTCAAGACTGCATTCAGTCTCTTGATGGCAAAGGCATACCAAGACAAGTATCAAGATGCCGTCGTTCTGTTCTACGATTCAGAGTTTGGTACTCCACAAAACTACTTCACATCTTTCGGCATTGACACCGATCGCGTTGTTCATACTCCAATCACGGACGTTGAGCAATTGAAGTTTGATATCATGCAACAGTTGAGTAACATCGAGCGTGGCGAGCGTGTAATGATCGTCATTGATTCGATTGGTAATCTGGCTTCAAAGAAAGAAGTTGAAGATGCAATGGATGGTAAGTCTGTTGCTGATATGAGTCGCGCAAAGCAAATCAAATCCCTGTTCCGTATGGTGACACCACACCTTACACTGAAGGACATTCCTATGGTTGTAGTAAATCACACCTATAAAGAAATAGGTTTGTATCCCAAGGATATTGTCGGTGGCGGAACAGGCTCTTATTACTCTGCAGATAACATTTACATCCTTGGTCGTCAGCAGGAAAAAGAAGGCACTGATTTGATTGGATACAACTTCATCATCAACGTGGAGAAATCTCGATATGTTCGCGAAAAGGCGCGTATCCCTGTCACTGTTCGTTTCGATGGTGGCATTAGCAAGTACAGTGGTCTTTTGGATATGGCACTTGAGTCTGGTCATGTTACGAAGCCCAATGTAGGTTGGTATGCAAAGGTGAATACTTCAACTGGCGAAGTTGAAGGCAAGAAGTGGCGTATGGCTGATACTGAATGCGCAGAATTCTGGGATAGCATTCTTGCTGATGAAGCATTCAAGGATTGGGTGCGCAACGCATATCAATTCAGTTCTGCTGTTGCTGGTAATCTTTCATCTAGCGTAGATGAGTCAGAAGATGATTGAAGAACTAATCGCTAAACTTGAATTTTGGTATGTCAAAAAACGTTTCAAGATTGACAAACAATACACATTCTTCGTGGACCTCAATGGTCCACCTGGAAGTTTTGCTGTCAAATTCTTGGGAAAATATGATGGTGTGATTGTAGAGTATACTGATGTCAAGGTTGGCGATAATAACTTGATGACATTTGATTATGATATTATCTCGAATGTAAACAACGTCAATACCAAAAGCAAATCGTTTCAGCGATTTACTTCTAATGTGATGCGTAGTATACTTCTGAGTGCAATTGATAATGCGATGAAGGAAGGCAATGAAAACAGAAACACTGATCTTGTCGAATCTGATGCGGAACGAGTCTTTCATGAGGAAGACTCTGCCCTTTTTGAAGAAAGAATACCTGACCGAAAGTCACGAAAGAAAAGTATTCGAGGAAATAAAGGAGTTCATTCTAAAGTATAACAGTCTGCCGCCGACAGCAGCACTAGAGATTAGTCTAAAAGAATCTACCAAACTCACTGAAATTGAGTTAAATAAGTCATTAGAACTCCTGAAGGAAGTTGCCAATGACACATCAGAACAAAAACTCGAATGGCTTCTTGACACTACAGAAAAGTTTTGCCAAGAAAAGGCAATCTATAATGCTATCATGGACAGTATTCAGATCCTTGATGGCAAAGATCAAGCGAGGGGCAAAGGAAGCATTCCTACTCTTTTGTCTGATGCTCTGGGGGTTAGTTTCGATCCTCATATTGGTCACGACTTTTTGGATAATTACGCTGATCGGTATGATTTCTATCATCGTATCGAGAAAAGAATCCCCTTCGATCTTGAGTATTTCAACAAGATCACTAAAGGAGGATTGCCGCAAAAGACCCTTAACATTGCTCTTGCAGGTACTGGCGTCGGCAAGTCTCTGTTTATGTGCCATGTGGCTGCTAGTTGTTTGGTTCAGAACTACAACGTTCTTTACATAACTCTTGAAATGGCTGAAGAGAAGATCGCTGAACGTATTGACGCGAATCTTCTCAACGTCTCTCTTGATGATCTCATGAACATGCCGAAAGACATGTATGAGAAGCGCATGG